CTCATTTTCTATATGCTCATCCCACGTTGTTTCTTCACCCGTTTCTGAGTTATATTCAAATACCAACTCTCTAGCATTAATACGTAAATGTTTGTCATCATTGCCATCAGTATAGAAAGCAATATATTGATTTTCATCACCGATATACATATTATCTGTATAAATACCTTGAGTACCTTCCATATAATTATGATAATATGAACTGGTATTCGAATTGGCAGGAAGTGTACCTAAAATACCCCTGTAATTATAACTAACTTTTAAAGTTTCAGAATCATCAATTTCCGTTTCAAACAACGAAATGGCGCGAGCGGGTAAATTTACACTATTATCAGAACTATTAATTCCAATTCCATAATTAGCTGTCTGGTTTTCATTACCCATGTCAACCAGCGCGCCACCAATGACATCTTCTGCATTAATATCTAAATCAGTTAATAGTTTTTTCGCTCCCGATAGAGTAATTCTATTATTAGCAATGCTAGTTATTTCATAAACATGAGTTAATCCATTATTTAAAAGAACACTTTCATCTGGATTATCGGCTTCTCCATCAGAAGTATAATTACTAATTTTACACCACTGACCAACCTTAAATAACATCGGTTTTTCAACGGTTAAAACTAAATTACTTTCGTCTTCAGCGGCCGAGCGTATTGTACTCGATGGTCTAAAGATGAACACACCACCAACAGCCTGTATCTCTGCATATTCAAATACAGCCGTTTTAATTGCTCCGCGCGCTGTAATATTATTAAATACAGCATCGCCATCTTTATTAATCATCCAACCGTTTCCGGCGCCGGAAGTGTAGTTAGAAGTTCTTATTGAAGCATTACTACCGTCAATTATAATATGGTCTTGATTTTCTGGACCTACATTAACAATACCACTGAAATTACCACCAGTTGCATTTAATGTACCGGTAATCTCTAAATTACCATCATCACCAGTTTTTATGACCTCGGCGCCAGCATCGTTCTTTATTCTAATACCATAAAGTGTTGGCGCTCCAACGCCTTCTGTCGGGTCAGTGGTAGTGTCTCCATTTTCATCATCCCATTCAAGAGCACCAATTTTAATCTTTTCAATACCGCCACTCTTTAAAACTCTAAAGTCGTTATCAGTAGTAATTTCAACCTGGCCGCCACCATCGTAAGAATTTTTAATAAAAAATCCATCCCAAGTGACTGCAAAATGGGCCTTATCAAGCACATCATCTAAACTCTGCGCTTTAAAACTTCCGTTATCTTTAATTCCATACAATCCATACTGGTCATAACGCACAAACGTTTGTAAGTCATACGAACCATCATCAGCTGTACCAAACGCACTAATGCCTGCTTTATCCCAACGGAAACTCGGATTGTCTTTATTACCAATAATAATTTCATTTGTATTTAAACTTCCCGTATATACGGCCCCTACATTAATACCTTGACCATCAATAGCAGTAGTCCAACTTTCACCGCCATCAGATGAAACTCTTATTCCTTCACTATTAATTATAACACGATTCGCGGAGTTATTCAAATTCTGGACAAGAATATTGTCACCGTCTATTAAAACAGACCCATCGCTAGTTAATGAATACTGCTTTCCGCTTATTCTATTTAAAGACTCAAGCAATACATTCTGATTCAAAGTTCCATTCGCATCAAATATACTGCTTATCTTTGCATAAGTAGCCTCATTATACTGAACAGTTTGAACTGTTGCACTAATACGCTGGAAAAAATCTTCAAATCGAGTTTTATAATTCTGAACAGTAATTGTATTCTTATCAGGCTCATCTAAGTGCCACTCAACTTCTGATACGATTACCTCTTCTCGCGCCGGAGTTAATATGCCATTAACATTTGACCAACCAAAGAACTCAGTATCTTCAATATAAGTTTTGTCACCTGCATCAAACTTATACCACTCAAATCCATCTAATTGACTTATTTCAACTACGTTAATCGTATACGATACAACGGGTTGCGCCGAAGTATTACTAACTTGTAACGCATCAAGATAATAAATATCAGAATCTATATAATCTGTAGAACTCCATGTACCTTCTTGAATAAAACGACTATATTTATTATTAAATGCCTTAGTCAACTCATTCTTTTGCTCACGAAGGCTCTCAATTACATCTTCAACACCCTCAACAGATTCAGTCGATAAAATTTTAAAAGTTACAGTTTGTAAATCATTTATAGTATAAGATATAACCTCTGTATCTTCTGCATTTTTAACTTCATATCCACTCGGTGCTGTAAAAGTAATTACCGTATCATTCTTTTCAATATCAAAATATTTTCTGCTAACTGTAGATTCATAAGTAGAATCACCAAGAGTAAATTGAAAACCAGGCAAGTAATCATTTAATTCAACATACACATGCCGTTGTCCATTGTCATCTCGCCCAGTCCATATTTTAACCTTATAATTCTCTGAACCTCGTAGCTCTTTTCTAACTTGCCAATATTCTTCTTCTATGTTAGTTAACAAACCAGAATAACTGTTAACTGTTGAAGAACTAACATATAATTTACCAAGTACATCAAGAATTGTTTCTTCTTCAGTGAGCTGATCAATTTCCTCTAAAGTTGTATGTTCCTCTCTATAGTCTTCATATGACTTACCAGTTAAGTTTTCAAACTCACCAAGTGCCTCACTTTGTGTTTCTTGCGCTGTATTAACTAGTTCTGTATACACATTGCGCTTACTGCCAAGCGCGAGCATAGAACTTTCCAAATCACGACGTTGCTGTTCTTTTTCTTTAATTTGAATATTCAAATCAGCTATCTGTGAAGTAAAATTTAACCTGTCAGTCTCGGCTTCTTCCCTATTTAACAAACCTTGATTGTAATAATAATCAAAATTTAAAATATATGCTTCACCACTTGTATTAAATGAAGACGAAGCTATTGAAACAAAACCTTCATCTACATAATCAGATTGAGATTGGTCTACAATTAATTTAGTAACTACCTCATCAGAATTAATATTCCTTTCAATAGTATCTAAATTTATTCCATACTTAAAACCTGCCCAGTTTTCTTCACCAGCATATTCTTTTAAGTACACATATTTTTTTAACAATCCTTGATCATCACGTTGTATGTACCCTTGATCGTCATGATCAACAACCAAATCAATCCAACATTCAAAAGTCTCAGCTATAGTTTGTAATATATCAAAACAATTAGACTGAGAAGCACTAATTGATAAATTCTTTTCTGAACCTTCGTTATATAAAGGAACTACTTCTTCATCAATTCCATATGCTGTTTTTAATTCTTCCGCAGTCGCATATGTATTTATGTCTTCGGCGGCCGCGCCATCAGCGGGCTTAATGTAATAATAATCTGTAGATTCAGAAACAGCAGTTGGGATATTACCCATTAACATCGGAGTCTGTCCAGTTGGATCACTTCCATCAGGAACAAAACGAGTTAATTGTACGTCCTGTAAATAATATGGACCCGTTCCACTTTTACTATAAATGAAAATACCAATTCTTTCAGTAACATCTTTTATTACACTATTTGGTAAAGACTTTCTGGCCTCTGCTACTAAATAATAATAAGGTAAATAATTAGAATAGTTATCTTCATCTAACAGCTCAAAAGTTCCGCTCTCTCCACCCCAAATATATTTCTTATCATCTATGTCATTTACATATACATATTTCGTAGATGGTGTCTGAACAGTAGTATCTATAACATAATCATACTTACCAGTTTCATTTTGAACTAATGAACCGCCTTCAATAATATTATTTAATATCCTTGGCGTCCCTTCAAATTGAAGAATTATATTGTCCTTATCAATATGTTTATAATAATAACCATATCTTGTTGGTGGGTCTTGTTGATATTTTGCAACAAGTAAGCCTATGTTTTGTGTAGGACTTAAATTTGGAAATTCTCCTTGACCCGCGCGCCACCGAAATACAAACTTCTGTCCTTTTGAGATTGATTCAACAAATGAAGCGTTATTTTCAATACCGCTATTATAAACTGCGTTTTGATAGTTGCTAGTTAAAGTACCATTAAATTCAACTTTTAAAAATCCCTCAATTTGCGAAAGAGCTGTAATATTAGCAAGTTCTTTCCCCGTTCCAAGTTCTGGTCTTGTTTTAAGTTCAAGCTTTTTAACTGTTGAACCTGTACTTTCTACATATGGGTTCCACCCCTGTAATGAACCATCTTCTAATACATTAAAATTTTCACCATTAGTAAAAAAGTTTATTAATACATTAGAAGTAGTATATATATAATCAGTGTACTTATATATCTCTCTGTCTCCGGCTTTATACCTATCAACAGTTCGTTCCATTACTGGATCATAAGTAGTTAATTGATTATAAACTAATCTACTACCTTGATATAAAGTTTCTATGTCACCAATTTCAATCGTAGCGCCCGCGCCAGTAACAATTTCTGTATCACTAACTTCACTATCTTCTAAAATTCTATAATTAGTAGCAATAATTACATTCTTATCATCAACTTCATAATTTCCATCTCGTTTAATGAACTGAACATATTTGCCATTCTTATTCTTTATATAACTATAGAATACATATACTTCACCAGTAACAGATTCAATATTATTAGTATCGGTATTTAAAACATTAATACTACCATCAATTTCTCCTTTATATAATGGTTCGTCAATATGTTGTTTTCCAATATTTGAATCGCCTAGTCTCCACTCAGTATCTTTGATGGTTTCCGCCGCAAGCTCTCGCGCCGTACCTTGATTATTATTTAAATCAGCATTAAAAGTAATATTATATCCATTCTTTGCCAATTCAAGCACAAACGCGTCGGTACAAGTATAATCCCAACTAAATTCTTCGCTAGATTCAGTGTGATCTTTTACAATAAACTCATACCACTTGTCGTTTCCTTCTTCATCTTTTCCGTACTTTAATTTTACTTTTCTTTCATTGGTTAATAATCCAACAAATGGATTAATAACTTCCTCATTCTCACTATATGGATCAAAATATTTATATTTCAAAGAAAAAGATAAAGTCTTCTCACCATTAGCCTTCTTATTAAAAACAGGGTCGTAGACTTTATTTAACCCAGTCATCGTATCCGACCCTATAACAGCTATTTTCTTTTCAATAAATCCGTTTTGAGTGAGTTCATCTTCCCAAACGGAAATTTCATACGGTTTCTTTAATAGCTCACCCATAACGCCTCCTTAGAAGTAAAGATAATCATAAAATATCTCAATGCCTTCTGCTCCATTCGTCACTTGTATAGTGGCGCCATTATTTTTACTACTACTTGTTTCTATTTGAAAAAATTGACCAGCTTCTACATATTTATTATAAATATTACCTGAAGTCTTATAAGTCGCATTACCACTTGTATCATAGCCAAATTCAGAAACACCAATAATTAATTGATTATTTGTATCAACTAATACTCCTATGTCTCCATCTTTTAAAGTGATAGAATTAATTAATAAATATTTATTCTCATCACTATCTATTAAAGCTGGTTGATAAGTTAAACCGATTTGATTTCCTAACACCGCGGCCGGGAGATATAAACGAAATCCCGTTGCTACATCACCAGGATTGTAAACCTTAATAACCCCCTCATTATATGTATCAAACTCAGCATAGTCTTCACTATTTAAAATTCCGCTAGAATCTGCCCATTCATAAGTTCCTTCTGGTAATATTTTAAAAGCTGATTTTGCAAAAGGAAAATAACAAATAAAACTAATTTTCCCCTCACCTTTGTAAATACGTTGAGTGCGCGAATGGTCATATACATAAGGAATTACTTTCTCTCTAGTAATACCAGTTTCGGTTGACCTATCAATAACTCGAATTCCATCTCGTTCTTCACCCAACGCTCTATAAGGCGCATCAAAACAAACGTAAGAAAGCTCAATAGGGCTTTCTAACTTTGCAATATATTTTTTATAAGGATACTCGTCAAAGATTAAACTCTTATTATTTTTTGTGCTAAAAACTTTTCTCAATTGTCTAAACTGAGATTCAGTTAAATAATCAAAAGCTATGTCCAAATCTATGACTCTAGTCCCATAATCACTTCCAAAATAATATTCTCCATTTAACCCCGGAATCTCGACAGACCTATCTTTAATTTCTGGTAGTATCTGTTCTTCATATCTATCACCGCCAGAAACTCTCAAGATTCCTAAGTCTGAAGTTTTTATTCCTCCAAATGTAAAACCCGTAAAGTCTCCCATTTCCTTTAACTCCTAATAAATAACTTATTTTTTTGTATAAGTTAAAAAACTATGGTCTTTTAAACATTTCTTATATACTTCTCGAATCGTGGCGATAGCTAATACCGCCTTATTATTTTCATAATCTTCATGGTCACGACAATAATTCTCATATAAATCAACATCCTCCAGAACTTCATCAAAATGTTCCTTTGAATGTAGGCGAGCATGAAGAATCTCATCATTAAATCTTAGAATCCGCTGGCGCGCTTGGCGCACTCGTTCTAATTCTTCTTTCTTACCCATATCATCGACTTTTTTATCTACGTTTTCAATACGTTGAGATAAAGCCTCAATATCTTCTTTTATCTCACTATTAACACCTTTTCCTATAATGCGGAAAAGCCATTGCCATAGATTAATTTGAATTGGTGGAATTTTGATCATCCCTACGAGGATAACCAAAACGCCTGCTGCGCCTGTCTCTAAAATATTTTGTAATTCTACCATTGTTTTTTCCTCCGTTATCCTCTATAAGGACATTTGTCTTCTTTAATAAGTAGAGTTAATAATTTTAAACTCTACTTTTTTCATAGGAGGTGTGTTATGAGTAAAGGAGAAGAAAAAATTATAACACTATTACAGAAAAGTCAATACAATTTTGAAAGAGAAAAAAGCTTCGAAGATTTAAAAATGGGACGTTATAGATTTGACTTTTATGTTTATTATTATAACCGTATGGTTATCATTGAATTTCAAGGACAACAACATTATCAATATATTGAAAAGTTCTATCGCAATCGCGCCCAGTTCGAAAGCGCAAAAGAAAGAGATAGACGAAAGATAAGCTATTGTTTAGCACACAATATACCAATTTACATAATTCCTTATTGGGAGATTGATAACATTCATACGGCGGCCGACCTATTCAATTCAAAGTTTTTAGCAAAAAGTCGCTGGAAAAATGACCAAGATTGGCAAAAGCATAAAATTTGACAACAGATATGAAAATTTGTTATACTATAATAGAGAGAGATAAGTGAATAATAAGGAGAGTAAATATGACTTATGAAATCGTATTATTCGCCTTTCTTTTTATTATTGTAGTATTATTATTTATATTTTATATTAGGAAGATTTTTGAATTTAAAAAATTAAAACAAGCCAAAGAAGACGAAATTAAAGACATATTTAAAGAAAGGTGGAATAAAGAAGAACAACATTTAAATAATTTACAACAAGTTAAAGAACGCGCCTTAGAAGAAAAGTATAATGAGAAAATTAAGTTTGCAAATGAAACTTATGAGCTTACGGTAGATGGGCTAAAAAAGAAACTCGAATCGGTTGAATTCGTTTTAAAAGAAAAAGAAAAACGATATGAGGAAGTAAACCAAGATTTAAACTTATATAAAGAAGGGAAAATTAAAGAAATTGATGGCGCCGCCGCTGAATACGAACAACGTAAGCGATTAGAAATTGAACAAGTTTTACAGCAAAGACAGCTTCAAGCAAATAGTGATTTTAATAATCACGTAGATAGTTATATTATTCAAAAGGCGCAAATGCAAAGTGAAATTAAAGAAATTAAAGCTGAATTAGAGGAAGAACGTAGAAAGCGCGAGGCCGTTAATGAAGAAATTTTACGACAGCGCGCCCTCGAAGAAGAACAAGACTTTTATCGTATTCAACTTGACCCAAACGATAAAGATGATGTGGAGATTTTAAGAAATATAGCTCCACGTCTACGACATCCGGAAGCTATTAATAAAGTTATCTGGTCTGGTTACTACCAAAAACCATTGGCAGAACTTAGAAAAAGAGTTGCAGTAGAAGGGCCTGGAGTGTATAAAATTACTCGTATAAAAACAAACGAAATTTATATAGGTCAAGCCGTAAATGTAAGTACAAGATGGGCCGAACATTGCAAGGCCGCCTTAGGCGTAGGAACGTTAGCATCAAGCCAATTACATAGAACTATGGCACAAGACGGGTGTGAGAATTTTATATTTGAATTATTAGAAGAAGTGCCAAAAGATAAATTAAGAGAAAGAGAGTCGTATTATATTGATTTTTATGATTCAAAAAACTATGGACTTAATACCGTAAGTGGTGATAAGAATAAATAAACGCGACAGCGAAGGAGAATAAAATGGAATTAACAAACATTCAAAAACAAATTATTACAACAGAAGAACCTAAAGTAGTTGTACTTAGTAGCGCAGCAAGTGGAAAGAGCAGGGTAATTGTAGAAAGAATAAGATATTTGCTTAATCAAGGGGTTGACCCATCTAAAATTGTAGCAATTACTTTTACAAATAATGCTGCTTCAGTAATGTATGAACGATTAGGATTCCCAAATGGATTATTCATCGGAACTGTACATTCATACTGTAATTACTTACTCCGCGGTGGCGCCGTAGATACAACTGATATTATAAAACAAGAACGATTTGATGATTTATTTGAAGAAATTAAACATAATTTAGATTGTATTAAAGAAGTGGATTATTTGTTACTCGATGAAGCGCAGGACAGTACAAAGGCGCAATTTGAATTTTTCGAACTTATTAATCCAAAAAATTATATGTATGTAGGAGATGTAAAACAAACAATTTTTACATTTAATGGTTCTGACCCAAATTATTTAATTAATCTATGGAACCAACCTGATGTAACCGTATATAAAATGACACAAAATTTTAGAAATGTATCTGATATTCTACGTTTTGCAAAAAAGTTTTTATATCGGTTAGGTCCAGATTATAACGACGATTCAATACCAATGCGGCGCGCCGATGATGAGAATTTGATTCATGTATTAGAAGGAAACTATACTCCATCTGAGGCGGTTGAATCACTTATTCGTACAAATGACCGACTTGGCGCTGAGTGGGGCGACTGGTTTGTACTCTGTAGAACAAATAAAGACGTGGAATTGTTTCAGTTTCTTTTTGAAAAGAAAGGTATTCCGACCGATACTTTTAAACAATCAGATTTAACTAATTCTGAAATTAATAAGAAAATAAGTGAAAATACAATTAAAGTGCTTACAGCACACAGTGCCAAAGGTATGGAAGCTCCGTATGTATTATCATATAATATACGAGCTTATAATGATGATGAAGCGAGGTTGTGCTATGTGGCGGCAACTCGTGCGAGAGACTTTTTAATTTGGGCAAAGATGCCACCGAAGAAGAAAACGAAGAAGAAAATTGTTAATTGGGAATAATAAAGTTTTACTTATAAAAGGAATATATTATAGGAGGTCAGTCGATGGAAAATAAATCTAAAGACGCAACAAGAGTAGAAGAATTTGTTAAATTAATTAAAGGTGAGGATACTACAGCTATTGCTATGGGTATTCAGAATCCTTCTATTTATAAGGACTTTTTAAGAGCAAGTTCTACTGAAGATAAAATTAGATATGGCTATGCAGCTGGTTTAATTACTTTAGATGACTTAGAATGGATTGAAGAAAATATGGAGAATTTAGAATTGACATCACAGCAATCAGAACAATTGTAAAAAAACAGAGTCGAATATGACTCTGTTTTTTATTGTTTATAACTGTCAAATGAATGATATGATGGCTTGCACGATGGTTCGCAGGACTTTGTATTTTGTTGAATTGTGAGTCAGAAACTTGTTCATGGTTTCACCTTCTTTTTAACTAAAGATTTGTTCTTGTGAATTGCCATCCACCCGGTTGTATTACTAAATCATCTCTAATGAGATTAGATGGGTGTCCATTGAAGATAAAGTTTACCCCTTTTGTGTGAACTGCGACAATCGCATCGTATCTCTGCCAATATGATTCAGGGTATCCTGTTGGTGCAACAGTAACTTTTGCAACGATAAATTTATTTGCTTCCCAAGCGGTTTCAAGGTTTTGTAATGTTTCATCTGTTTCGACAACCCAATCAGAACCGCTTTGAGTAACCTTGACATTGAACAGATATACGTTGTTATCGAAAGCACTTTTATCTACATTCTTACTATTACCTGCTGCGGTTACGATTCTTACCTTATCACCTTCACCGATGGATTCTGCTACAGGCAGATTTCTTTCCATAATATTCATTTTATTAATTATCCTCCTTTTCAATTAATCATAATAAAAATAAATAAAATTATCTATGTTTTTATATCCTAATAACTGTTCCATTCTCATCTGTTAACAAATTCCCATTCTCATCCGTCAACGTATTTTCTTCGGTGTCCGCGTCAAAAAATGACTCCAAAACCATCCGATTCATATTATGTGGAGTTGTTTCAATGTAGTTTTTAAGTTTCGACCAATCACCTTCTCCAACCATTGTGGATAAAACATTCCAATTAGTATTACTTGGAGTAGACATTATATAGTCAATTATTTTATCTTTAGTTGACATTCCTTAAGCCCCCTTAATTAATTATATTTCAAATATCTAGATTACTATAAATAAGTTCTTTTTCTTATTAATTAATCTAATAATTTGACTTTTTATCCCTAATCTGTTATACTAATAATAGTATAAGAAAGGAGGCAAACCGATGTTTAAAGTCAAACGCAAAGATACAGGAGAAATTTGTCAAGTTTTGGATACATATTGCGAACAACCTTTCCATTATACTTATTTCTTAATTTGGGATAATAATGGATGGCGTTGGCGCTCAGCTGATAATTTTGTACCACCGAACTGGAAAGGAGATAAAAATGAAAAATAAGGTTTCAGAAATTGAATTTCATATTGCAACATTTGGAGAAGCAGAAGATTGTATCCTTCGCGCAGCGGAATTGATTAAAGAAGGATATGAACTTTATTCATATAATTATGATACTCCAAAATTTACTTTTGGTGAGGAAACTGAACCATTCATTCATGTAAC